ACGCGTATACATGCGTGGTTATAATCAAGCGCTGGAGGATATGCTTGATGATTATGACAGCGAATTATACACAATTAATCACGATAAATACACATACTCATTAAATTAATAAACACATGAATCCAGTAAAAACAGATTACCTAGAAAATTATGCCCATAGTGAAGAGGTATTTAAAATGAGTCAGCTTTTAATTAAAGTTGAGAAGAGTGGGTTATTGATAGAGGTTATGCATACCGCACTTCTAGAAGTAAAATCTAACCCAACAACTTCCCCACTACTTGCTTTACAAATTGCAGTAGAAGATTGGGATATTTAAAAATTTTTTCGTATATTATACACAAATAAATAATAAGTTATGGTAAATAAAGATTTAAAACTAGAATTAATTAATGAATTGGCATTTTTGCTAGAATTGCAACACAAAGCTTGGGCTTATCATCCAAATAACCCAAATGCAAAAAGTATTGTTGATGAATATGCTCAACTTCAAATGGATATTGAAGTAATTGAAAAACAATTAGAAGAGGTAGATTAACTCTAAATGGGGACGAAAGTCCCCTTAATCTGCTTGAGTGGTGGAATTGGTAGACACGAGGGACTTAAAATCCCTTGAACAGTAATGTTCGTGCGGGTTCAATTCCCGCCTCGAGTACAAATTATATTTTTACATTAAAGGGGATAGCTTGGCTATCACCCTTTTTTGTTTTATATTTATAACCACAAACATTTAATTTTTTTAGTATGGGACATTATGAAGATTCATTTTATGAGATTTATGATCAAATAAGGGTTAAAAATGTAAAGGATGAATTTGAAAATCAATTGAAGAAGATGAATTATCAATCTAAGCATAAGTACAAATCAACTAAAGAAATGTGGGAGTATGCCTATATGAGAGTTACAAGTTCAAATCATGAATATAAAAGTAAATAAAGTGGGATTAGAAAACATTTTTGAGTTATTTTCATCTAATGAAGATTTAGATGGTGAGAATGATGAGGTTCATATAGATTTTACTCAAACCCCAGTGTACTGGATTGGGATGTATAAGAAATTAGTATTAAATCATATTAATTTTAATAAAAAAGTTGTAAAATTCTTTAAAGAATCAAATGAAGAACTTGACGTAATTGATGTGGCAAACGCGGGTGAATTTGTAGTCTATAATAGGGCATGGCATTATATACAGAATGTAGATATTAACGTTAAAGAACACGTAATAGCCATAGAAAAATACCAAGATGAATATTTAGATACTGCTCTTAAATTAGGTATCCATTTTTTTGAAGAAAGTGAAGAGTATGAAAGATGTGCCCTTCTCAAAACTATTCTAGATAAAATCGAAGAAATCTCAAATTAAAATTTGGATACCAGAATCCCCCCACGTAACTTCAAATCACAGGTTTAGAAAAAAAGGGATAAAGGGAATTAGGGAAATAAGGAGATTAAGATAGGTTGGATATACGGGGGAATGGATGTATATTGATACATCATTAAATATTAAATATATGAGAAATAAAGAATTAGTAGACAAAAGGTTTACACAAATCGATGGAAAGTTGAAAGTATTAAAACATCAACTTGGGGGACAATCTAGTAAAAAAGAATTTGAATTAACACTTAATGATTTAGGTGATATAGTAGAAGATCTAAAATCTATAATCGAAAGAGATTTAGATGCAATGAGAAATGGGTAAAATATTCAACATATTAAAAGGTTTATCATTTACATTAGTATTTACACTATTATTTCCACTATGTGTAACTTACATTTTAATTACAAGTTTAATAAATAAATAAAAGTTATGAAGCTAACAGCAGAAAAAATCCAAATGAATTGGGTAGAATTTATGAGTAATATTGATACTTATATTTCATCTCCACGTAAAGAAAAATTAAAATCATTCTATGAAAAGTTTGAAGAGCGTATTTCACTTATGCCTGCTTCTCATAAAAAAGAATATCATTCTGCCTTTCCCGGTGGTTATGTTGACCATGTTAATAGGGTAGTTAAGGCTGCTTTATCTATGTCTGCTGTTTGGGAAGGTTTTGGGGCTGATATGTCTACTTTTACTATTGAAGAATTAGTATTCTCGGCTATTAATCATGATTTAGGTAAAATGGGTGATTCGGAACATGAATCTTACATACCCCAGACTGATAAATGGAGAAGAGATAAATTAGGTGAAGAATATATGCACAATAAAGCTATTGCATTTGCTGCAGTCCCAGATAGAGGATTATTCCTACTCCAGGAACATGACGTTAAATATACATTTAATGAAATGATGGCTATCCAAACCCATGATGGTTTATATGACCCAGCAAATGAGAAATATCTAAAATCATTTATGCCAGAAACTAAACCTAGAACTTCACTACCATTTATCCTACATCAGGCAGACATGATGGCAGCAAGGATAGAGTTTGAAATTGAATGGTTACCTAAATTTAAGAATAATGTGGATGCTAGCAAGAGTAATTTTACATTGGGTAATGAGAATAAAAAAACCCACGTTAATGCTGCTAAATCAAAAGCATTAGGTTCAATTAAGAGTGAAGGTTTAAAAAATTTATTAGATAATTTATAATGGAAATAACTACAATAATAATTACATCAATATCAGTTTTAGCAGCTGTTTTATTATTTACCACTCTTAATTTATTACGTAAAAATGAAAGAGCAGAAGATATAGTAGTAGGTTATCTAATATATTTGGATCAAATATCAAAGGTTATAGAAGCTTCAGATGAGAAATTGAAAAAAATTGATCAAAAAGAATCATTTAAAAGTGATGATGAAATTGGTTTTTTCTTTGAACAAGTAAAAAAAATTCAAGAAATTTTGAATGAATTTAAGTTAAAGAAAATTGACTAATTTAAAAAAACATAATGGATTCTATAATTAGAAAGCATAAGAGCAAACCCCAATCAAGAAGATATTTTACAAAAGAGACGGAGCAAGCGATTGTTAGATACAATCGCTCTTCTGATGCAGAGGAAAGGAGTGACATTTATCAAGAATGGGTACATTGGCCCTTTTATAAGTTAACAGAAAATATTATTCATACTTTTAAATTTTACCATACTGATGGTGTTGAAAATTTAGAAGATTTACAACATGAAATAATTACATTTTTACTCTCTAAAATTCATCTATTTAACCCTGAAAATGGAGCTAAAGCTTATTCATATTTTGGAACTATAGTTAAACGATGGTTAATTGTTTATAATCAAAAGAATTATAGTAAAAAGGTTACAAACGTAAATATAGTAGATTTAAGCAGTTATTCTAATCAAGATGCAAGCTCCCCAGGATTTATAGCATCTTCAAGAATGGAAAAAGAATTAAATTCTATTATGAAAGATGAAAATGAGGATTTTGATGGTGATGAATTAAGTCTTAAAGGTTATACATATAAAGATAAATTATCAGTATTTATGGACAAATATGTTGAGTATTGCACAGACAATATTTATGAAATCTTCCCAAAAGAATATGATGCTTCTATAGCCGATGCTATATTAGAATTATTTAGAAAAAGAGACAATATTGATATTTTTAATAAAAAAGCACTTTATATTTTTATTAGAGAACAAATTGATGTAAAAACTCCAAAAATTACTAAAATTGCTAATGTTTTATATGCAATTTTTAAGAAAAAATATTTATTTTACTTAGAACATAATCGGTTCCCAACCGACTAAATTTCCCTTAATGATATTTATAATCAAAAATTATGGGACAATTAGATTCAATTATATTTGGTGGAAAAAAATTTTCGGATATTTTAGAAGAAATTTATAATAACCAAAAAAGAAAAGAAGCACAAGTCACAGCTTTAATAAGTGAGTTAAAACCACTAGTTCAAGAAATTGGCGATGCTACTCTTATAGTACCTCTTATTAAAGAGTATATGGAAATAGGAGTTAAAAATGATGAACAACTCATTAAAATGGCTACTATAATCCAAAGGGTTATTAATAATAGTACAACAGATGATGGTAATTTTGGAATTTCAGAAGATGAAAAAAATCAACTATTAGCAGAAATGGACAAATTACAAGCTGAAAAAGATAAAGAATAATGGCAGTAAGTAGGGTAACTGGTGGATCTAAATCTACATCTAAGAGTAGTAGTAGTAAAGGTGGCGGTGTATTTGCTGCTAGAGTAACTGCTATCATTTTAGATGATGTAACCCACCCAACAGCATTTAATGATCAGGGTCAATGGGCTAGTATAGGAACTATATACTGGGCGTCAGTTGGGCAACTTACAAAAAATAATGTAGCCCTAGAAAATAATGTAGCTAAACCTTTATTTCCTAACGATAAAAAATATCCTTTAATAAATGAGGTGGTTTATTTAATATCATTACCAAATGCTAATAATGAAACTTCACCAAACCAATCAACATATTATTATTTTCAACCTATTAATGTGTGGGGTAGTGTACACCATAATGCTATCCCTCAAGCTTTTACAAATACAACACCATTATCTCAACAACAATCAAACCAACAAGTGGAGGCAGGAACTCCTCAAAAAACATCAACAACTCCAACTACTATTAATTTAGGCCAAACTTTTGTAGAAAAACTAGACATTTCAAATATACAACCTTATGAAGGAGATGTTATGTACGAAGGTAGATGGGGGCAAAGTTTTAGATTTGGTTCTACAGTAAATAATTCAAACATCCCAAATACATGGTCTAGTGCTGGTGAAAATGGGGATCCTATAATGATCTTAAAAAATGGTCAACATGATGATGGGAAAGATCCTTGGGTACCTCAAATAGAAGATATAAATAAAGACAAATCAAATTTATATTTAACGACAACCCAAAAAATTCCAATTGAAACAGCTAGTACTAATTATAAGGGTTATAGTACACCACCAACAGCCCCTAATGAATTTGTAGGTGAGCAAGTAATATTAAATTCAGGACGATTATTATTTAATGCAAAAAATGATTCCATATTATTAAATTCATCAAAAACAATTAATTTAAATTCAT